AAGTGGCATCAGAAGGGCGGACGCGGGCCCAGGAGGTACTGGGTTTCGTCGATCGGGGCCGAGCCGACGATCAACGGACGGTGGCTCGGGGCCACCATGTAGTCACGCCACAGGCGTTCCAGTTGCTCGTCGAACTCCGCCTTGTGCATCATGGACAACTCGGGGTCGTCCTGCTGGGCGTAGGCCATGCTCAGGCCCCACTTGAGGAGTAGCGTGTCGAACTGCTCGGGGAGCGGCGAGGTGGCGCTGGGGCCACCCGCCGTCCACCCCGTCACCTTGCGGTAGCCCGTCACTGGGATCGACTCCGCCGTGGTCGGAGTCGGCCACAGGAACAGCGACCCACCGAAGGTGGAGTATGCCAGCGGTGCGCTGACCGTCCCGTACTTGGGGCCCTCGTGGTGGGCCACCCACCTGTAGTCACTGACCGTCAGAATCTGGTCGACGGTCGGCAGCGTGTCAGCGAGAACGTACGCCTGCTGGTCGGCGACCGTGGTGAACTCGGTCGCCACCTCCAGCCACGGCCACTGGCGCTCCCGCCGCAGGATCTTGGTCGTGCCCTCCTCGATGAACTGGTCGAAGACGTTGTCCGTCAGGTCCTCCTCGTCGAGGTCCAGGAACTCGCGAACGTAGTCGCGCATCGTCTGCAGGTCGAGAGCCACGTTACCTCAGCGGGTCGGGGCTGGTCAGTCCAGCCAGGTAGACCAGGGCGTCGCCGACAGCCTTGCCCTGGGAACGGAGATGCCCCGCGCAGTAGAACGACTCCTCGGTGCGCCACCCCTTGCAGGGGGTGCCGTCCTTCTTGGAGCCCACGCAGTGCTTGAGGCCCTGCTCGTCGTCGGGGCGGTATGCGATGTGCCCCTCGTCCGCAGCCAAGCCGATCTGGCGCGCCCCCAGCACAGAGTCGTGCTGGACAGCTGTCGGCGAGAACTGCCGATCGTAGGGCACGCACCCCTCAGGGTAGTACCCGACGTCGTACGGGACGGGAGCGTTGGGGTCTGTGACGATCACAGACCCTCGAAACGGTACGTCCCTGCAGCCTGGGCGCTGTCGAGGGTGATGCCCCCGCCTGCGGCCTGGTCGAACTCGCTCGTGACGTCCTTCCAGACGCGGTGGACGGTCCGCAGGCCCAGCTTCGCTGGGGCGGCGATCGTGTCCAGGTCGGCGCCAGCGCCGAGCGTGACGGTGACAGAGCGCTTGCCATCCACGGTGACACCGTGGACTGGCGTGGTGACGGCAACAGCAGCCATGGGGTTTCCTAGGGTCGGGACGGGTTGGGTCTTCGTTCCTGAGACAGGCGAACCCGTCCCCTAACGAGAACGGGGGGCCCCTTAGGGCCCCCCGTTATGCCGACTGACCAGGATCAGACAGCGGTCTTGCCCTCAAGCTTGGCGCCGCCGAGCTTGCGGTTGGAGATCCACATGTTCGCGTAGGAGGTGATCTGCGCGATACGTGCATCCACGTTGGTGGGCTTCTGGAACGGGCCGTTCTTGAGCCAGACGTCCTTGAGCTTGGTGATGCCCAGGAACTTCGAGTTCAGGAAGTAGACCGAACCGACCTCCAGCGTCTCCAGGGCGGCGTCCGCGACGTGCGGGGCCCCCATGAAGAGGATGTTGCGGAAGCCCGCCTCGCCCGTCTTCGGATCGGAGATCCGCTGGATGGGCTGCAGGAGGCTGACGTGCTTCTCGTAGAGGGTGCCCCCCGAGAAGACGCCGTCGGGCTGGTTCGAGCCACGGGAGGCCGCGTTGAACGCGGTACCCATGCGAGCCAGGCTGAGCACCTCAACCGTGCGGTTGACGTGCGAGCGCCAGAACTCGTTGCCAGCGGTGGTGGCGTCGATGCCACCCACGACGGTCACGTCCGAGGCTTCGTCGCCGACGAGGGCGGCGACACCGAGGAAGTCCTTGGCGGAGTTGCCAGTGCCGTCGGACGCGAACATGGTCGCGAAGTCGTCGGCAGCGGACATCTCAGCCTGCTGGATCTTGGCCTCCAGGAGGTCGATGACCTCGTTCTCGCCGCTGTTCATCGCCTCTTCGAGGCCAGCGATCGAGATGCTGACGGCGTGGCTCTTCCACGGGTACTCCGCGGCCGAGATGCCATCCTGGGGGTCGGTGTCGAGCGTCTCGTACATGCTGTACGACGCCGAGGTGCTGTTCTTGCCGTAGAGCAGCGGGATCACAATCTTGTGTCCGCCGTCCTTGGTCTTGATGCGGTCCTTCCGCGAGAGGTACGACCACAGGCCGACCTCGCGGGAGATGTTGTCCTCCAGGGTGTCGCGGTAGTTCGCGAGAGTGGTGGTCAACAGCGCATCGTAGTTGGCGTTGACTGCCATCTAACTCTGCTTTCTGCTGGTAGGGGTGTTGGGGAATCAGAGGTGCTGGGTCAGACACCCAGCTGGTCACGCGCCGCACGGAGTGCGGAGGCGACCGTCTTGTGCCCACTCGTGGGAGCCACAGCTGCCGCGGGGTTCCGCGACGTTCCGCCCGCGACATCCGACGCACCACGCTTGGCCTCCAGACGAGCCTGCTCGCTAGCTGCCCGCTTGGCGGCGGCTGCCTTCTCGGCTGCCGACTGCTCAAGGTGGAACCTTGCGTAGGCGTCTGTCAGGTTGTCGTAGTTGCGCTCGATGGCGAAGTCGACCAGAAGGTCGGGGTCTACCCCGAACTGCTCGACCAGGCCGTCCAGTTCCGCTTGGACCTGGGTCGCGTACTCACGCTGCTGCTGCCCATGAACGTAAGCCTCAAGCTCTGCGATCTTCCGTTCCTCATCCGTGAGGTACAGATCGTCGTCGTTCTCGGGGATCTGGTTGCCCTCCTCGACGCCGTACGCTGCTTGCAGCATCGCGATCGTCTTGTTCGGGTCCTGGCCGAGAGCCTTGTACAGAGCTTCTGCCTGCGCTAGGGCTCGGCGGTCCTCGGCGACAGACTGGGTCTTCTGCGTGTAGTCCTGCTGACGCATGTACCCGTCGCGTAGGTCCGCCAGTGGAACAAGCTGCTCTTCGCCGTTGACCACGACTGGCACGCGCTGATCGGCGTACTGGTCGAACTCTGCCCACGGCTCGTAGGCCTCTTCCACCTCTGCGGTCTGCTCACCACCGTCGGCTTGCTCGTCTCCGAGGTCCTCGATGGGCTCTGATCCGCTGATGTCACTCACTCGGTTGCTCCTGGTTTGGGAATCTCCCTGGAGGGAGTTGTTCTCATAGCCACTGTCTGGGGTGTCCCCTCACAGCACGTAGTGACCCACCCGCACGCATCACAGCGCTCGTGCGCGTGCTCCGCGCGTATAGGGCTACCGCAGCGGTCGCACCACACTCAGTAGCCCCAGTAGGCGTCGTACTTCGTCTTGACGCCCGTGGGCCAGCCCTTGGCTACGCCTGGGGCGTTGTTGTAGCCCGTCTTGGGGGTGCCGTCCTTGTCGTACAGTCCCATGTGCTCCTCGTGGGGGAACGGGATCTCGTAGAACCCGCCAGTCCCCTCGTCGGGGGTCTGGTCGAAGTCCTGGACGGAGAAGTAGAAGACGGGCCCCGACCTGAGGTGGCCGCGGTTGTTGGTGCCGTCGAACGCCCACTTGGCGATCGTCGTCCCCGTGGGCCAGCTGTTGGTACCCGCGCTCACGCGCATCTGCCCGCGCAACTCGTTGTAGGACTCGGTGGGACTCAGGAACTTGCGCTCGTCGTTGGCGGAGGTGGGCGGCGTCCCGCGCCGCACCCCGTAGCCCGTGACCGCGGTCTGGTGGGTGGGGAACCCACACTCCGTGATCCAGATCTTGAGGCCCGCACCGCCGTGGTCCACGGCGACGTTGTGGATCATGGGCAGATCGTTGGCGAAGCTGTTGGAGATGACGTCCTTGTTGTGGCCCCAGATGGCGGTGTATGTCGACGAGGCGCCTGGACGGCCGTACCAGTACGAGTGCGTGCAGATGAAGTCCAGCGCCAGGTACGGGTGCCAGCCCCCCTCGGCCTCGGTGAGGCCGTGGTGGTTGGCGGGGTCGCTCCAGTAGGCGAACATGTCCTCGATCCACAGCCAGGACTTGATCCGCGCCCCGTTCCCGTAGCTCAGGGCCAGGACGGCCATGCCGCCGTTGCCGATCTTGATGTCGGTGGAGATGGTCTTGGCGGCGATGTACGTCCGCTTGAGGAGTTCAGCGTACTTGTCGGCCACGAGCGGGCCGTACTGGGAGGGGGACCCGCTCTGCGGTCCCTCCTGCCAGAAGATGCCCCAGTTGGGCTCGTTCCAGATCTCGTAGAACTCCACGTAGTTCGAGGCGTTGATGAAGGAGGCCTTGGCGTTGCCGTCCTTGTGGTAGCGGTTGAACACCTTCTCGGCGAACGTGCTGATCCAGGTGTCCATCCACGCGTCGTAGTCCTCGGGGTCCGAGGGCACGCGCTTGTCGGTCCAGGCGGGGTTCGTGGTCCACTTGGCCACGTAGTAGATGCCGATCAGGCAGACGATGCCGTTGTCCAGTGCGGCCTCCACCTGGGCATCCTCGGAGGTCCAGTTGTAGACCCCCTCGGCCGTGTTGATGTTGTTGGCCTCCATGGGGATGCGGGCGATCTGGGTGGGACCGCCCACGCCTGCGCCCACCGTGTCGTACCACTGGGTCTGGCCGCGGCCCGCCAGGCCCTTCCAGGACCCGTCGGGGTCGTACTCGGGCGGCGTGTGATCCTCCAGCGGAGGCGGGTCGACGGGCGGGACGTCGCCGTGGAACGTCTTGCGCCAGCCACGGATGCGGGGGCCCGAGATGCGGGCCCCCCAGGTGGTGGCTCTCATGACTGGCATCAGGCGACCTTCACGGCTGCGACCCAGCTGTTGGCCTTGAGGATGCAGGCAGCTGACGCCTCGGCGACAGACTGGCTGTAGCGGATCTTGAAGTCACCCGCCGTGGTGATCCTGAGGTAGCCAGTGATCCTGACCGTGACCTTGTTGGAGGTGCCCTGGGTGGCGGCGGGGCAGGTCGAGCCGATCGTGACGGGGCGCATGATCGAGGGCCCGATGCGGTCCGTGCCCGTGTCGCCTGGGTCGATGCCGTGGACGGTGCCGTCGAACGAGGCCCCCGTGGGGCCCGTGAACCCGACGACCACGTCGCCAGTGGCGCCGTTCGGCCCCGTGAAGTACAGTTCCGCCTCCAGCTTGTACTCGCCCACGTCCAGCGAGGAGATGGTCAGCCCATCCCGCAGCACGGCGGTGGTGCTGCCCGCGTCGTCGTTCTCCAGGGCCACGAACTCGTTGATCCAGGCGGGGTTCAGGACCGTGAAGTTGCCGCTGTGGTCGACCAGCGTCAGCTTGTCGCCGACGTCGGTGTACAGCCACACGGTGCCGACGGGCGGGTACTCGCCCTCGGCGGGCGGGTTCGCAGCCAGGGTGATCGGGATCATCCCATCGGCGTCCCTGTAGATCAGGCGGTTGCCTGGGGCGGGCATCCCGTGCTGCTGGGTGGAGTCCTTGTGGACGTCGACGTTGATGTCGAGCGCATACAGCCCGTTGGCGACCTCGACGACCCAGTCGTCCAGCTGCATCGTGGTGCCAGCCCAGTCGATGGCGGGGCCCACCCATGTGGCGCTCAGCCCGAAGGTCTGGCCGTCGATGTTCGTGACCTCGGGGATCGTGATCGCCCGTGCGTCGTGCTCCGTGCCCGACGTCGCCGCCTTGTGGGCGGTGAACGTCGAGGTGGCCAGTTCAGCACCCGTCAGGGCGTCCACCTTCGTCTTGTGGGCGGCGGTGAACGCCTTGTTGGTGGTGCCGTCCGTGATGCTGTCGGCAGACTGGGTGCCCGTGTGGGTGGCCCTGTCGCGCAGCTGGGCGTTCGTGGCGTTCGCCGTGGCGCTCGCCTCGATCCCGTTCAGCTTGCTGAGTAGTGTCGACGTGAAGTACTTCTGGGTGGCCGTCTCGGCGACGTTGGCGAAGGTCAGCGCAGCGACCGCGGTGCTGATCTGCGCGGCGGTCGCCGCATCAGCCAGTGCCTTGGTGTAGTAGCGGGCGTCGCCACGCGCCTGGTTGTAGTACTGGGTGTGGTCGTCGGAGTCGGTGACGTGCTCCAGGTCGCGGTGGTCCAGCGTCCCGATGCCAGCTTCACCGCCCAGGTTGCCGTCCTTGAACTCCTCGACGACCTCGAAGACGTCCAGCCAACCCCAGCCCAGGTCCAGGTACTCCCTGATGGCGTTGACGGTGTCGCTGTCGTTGGGGTCAAATAGGTCGAATTGGAGCGCGTCGATGACCTGCTCGTACTCATAGCCACTCGGTCCTACGGCCACACTAGACTCCCAGATCCAGGCCAACCTGGCCCATCAGCTGCGCCAGTAGCGCAGGGTCGAGCCCCTGGAGTTCAGGGGGCAGGTCAGCGCCAGACGGCGCGGGTGGAACGGCCCCCCCAGGGGGCGCGGCCATGGGGTCACCAGGCGGCGCCGCTCCTGGGGGCGGTCCGATCGGTTCGCCAGTCGCGGGGTCAACCGCGCCAGGCGGAGGGGGTGCCATCAGGAACTCGTCGGGGTTCTTGACCCCGTTGGCCGTCAGGATGAAGCGGATCATCGCCCCAGGATCCACGACGGTCCCGACGAACGGCCCCAGGGCGTTCATCAGGTTCATGGCCTGGTTCTGACGGAACTGCTCGTTCTTGGGCATCGTGCTGCCCGCTTCGACCTCGTAGTCCGCCTCGAAGTCCAGCGTCTCCTGGTCGTACGGGACCCACAGGGTGGCCCCCGCACGGCCCGCGACGTGAGCCACGGCCTCGCCCGTCATGTACTGGCGGGCCAGGCAGTGCAGGTTCCCGCCGATGCGGGCGATGAAGTCCTCGATCGTGGCCAGCTTGTCCTGGGAGCGGGCGTTGACCGCGTCCTGGATCATGCTGGCTTCCGTGGCGGTGCGGCGGATCTCGCCGCCCTGGCCACCACGCTGGTAGTCGGATGTCGCCGTGACCATGTCCACGTTCTGGATGATCTCGCCCGAGTAGTTGAACAACTCGGGGGGCGGTGCGTTACTGGGTGCTGGCGCAGCCACCTCGGCGACACCCCACTGCCCATCGAGGACGGGCACCCACTCTTCCTCGCGGGATTCCAGTGCAGCGCGGCCAGCCTGGCCGAGCGCGGACTCCCTGTAGAAGACCTTGCGGGCGAACTGGCGCCGCGTCTTCATCAGCTGGGTACGGGTGGCGTTCAGTTCCCGCTGGAGCGGCTCGATCGCCTCCAGGTCCCCCATCGGGTAGAATTGGTCAGGAACGTCATAGTTCCGCAGCATCTCGAAGGGGTGGCCGAACTTGTACGGCATCTTCTTGGGCTTGATCAGGAACAGGTCGCTGTGGTCCCCGAAGACGCACATCGTGCCCTTCTTCAGATCATAGAACTCCCAGATCGTGACTCGCATCACGTCGTCGTTGTTCTTGGCCCGCTTCTGGTCATCGACCCACTTGGAGTTGATGCTGAGGTGCCCCTTCAGGGCCTTGCGGGCGCCTGCGTCCCATAGCTCGTTGGCCTTGGCCTCTTCGATGGGCATGACGATCTTCTGGCAGATCCAGCCCATGTTGCGGTCCGTCGTCGACTCGGGGTCCACGAAGATGTCGTTGAATGACACGCGCTCAGCGAACGGGCGATCCTCGTCGATCACCATCTTGGTGGTCGGCAGGTTCGCCCAGATCTCCTCGTCCGAGGGCAGGTGCTGGGCCATCTCGGGGTCCGCCTGGGCGGCACCCTCCATCTCCTCGACGGCGGCAGCGAACTCCTCCTCCATCTCCTCGTCCGTGAGGTCCTCGGGCTTCTCCTTGAAGCGGTAGCCCGTCTTCACCCAGCCGTGACCCACCATCAGGTAGTCATCCACCGCGAGACGGATCTCGGGGCGGATCCCGTACTCCTTGTTCTTGAACCAGTAGTCCATGACCGCCTCGGAGACAACGGCGTTGTCGTCCTTCTCGGCGTCACGGGCCGTGACGGTGATCTTGGGGTGGTTGACGGCGATCGACGGGGCGATCACGTTGACGGTGGCGAACGAGATGTTCACAGCCACCTGGTCGTCCTTGGACAGACTCTCGAAGTGCTTGCCGCGGTACATCTCGACCATGCGCTTCCACAGGGCGTCGAAGCCCTCCTGCTCGCGCCACTTGCGGCTGATGTCGATCCGCAGCTGGTACCGATTCAGCTGGTCCTTGAGGCTCAGTTTCTTCGCCACGCGTTAGACCTTCACTGGGCCGTAGTAGTTGGACTGATGGTACGGCTCGGGCTCGATGCCCCGAGCCCGCGCCTGGGCAACGCCCTGATCGCGTAGCTCCCGACCCGTGGGGCCGTGGAAGGTTTCCTTGCCGTACGTGAACTGCAGGGGCACGCCACTGGTGCGCCAGTAGGCGCACTTGCAGCCAAAGCAGTCGTCGGGGCCGAGATCGCAGTGGGTGTCCATCACCAGACTGGTGATGGCGTCCCCCTAGGTGCGAGGGCGGACGTTGTGGGTCCCGATCGGGGTCCCCACCGCGGGCTTCGGCATGACCTGCTCCAGGGCCCACGCGAACGTCCCCTCAAGAGCTTCTTGGGCCTGGGGCTGATCGGGGTCGTACGCGTGCGGTACCATAGCCCACGCAATCGCCAGACTCATCACCCTGTCGTCGTGGGGCGACCCCGCCGTCTTACCATCTGGTAGACGGACGTACCGCACCAACTCCTGGAGGGTGCCCTTGTCGTAGATCGTCAGGGAGCCATCTCGCATGGCTCCGCCTAGCTCGTCGATTATGCGCGGCTTCGTGACATGAGACGTGTAGAAACCCAGTTCCTGAGTGGACTTCTCGATGCGGTTAGTCTGGAGGGTCCGTTGGAAGATGCGTGGGTAGCTAGCGCGCTGAAGGGCTTTGATGGTGGTGAGCCCGTGGTTGTTGACCTCCACACCTGCCAGTGCAAGGTTGTAGTAGCCTGCAAGGCGGGCAACTTCCAGACCATACAGGTCAGGGTCAATGCTACCGTGCCAAACCGCCACGACGACACCAGTGTCCACCCGAATGACGTGCGCCGCAGAGAAGTCGCCGTGTTCGAGCCCCATTGCCACGTCCGCGCCCAAGACGTACGAGCGGTACGGCTGGGGCCACTCATAGATGTTGAGCGGGGACGTCGAGTCTTGGATTGGGGTGACTCCGCGCCAACCATCGGGATTGGCGGCTTCCAAGCGGATCTTCTTGGGGGCACTGGGGATATACCCACGGATCACATCCACATTGAAGACGGGGTTACCTGACTTGATGAACGCCTCTTCGGGCGTTGCTGGGAACTCCTGGTGCAGCTGCCAATCCTGGAAATCCAGCTTCTGGCGCTCATACCATTCTTCGTCGCGGTCGGGCACAGCCCACCATGGAAAGAAGATGGGGACGAACTCAGACGCCTCAGCCACATAGGCGCGTTCCCACATGTCGAAGAACATGTTGCCCATGCCATTGGCCGTAGACAAGATGATCACGCGGCCACCGATGTCGAACGTCGGCTTCACGGCAGCCCACGCATCCTCGGGGTCGGGCATGAACGCGAACTCGTCCATGGTCATCAGCGTCACCGTGCGCGACCTAGCGGGGTTGTTCGCCGAGGGGTGGCTTTCGATGTAGGACCCGTTGTCGAACGTGATCCGCTGGACGTTGCGGTCGGTACGTTTGGCCAACCGCTCAGTGAGTTTGGGGTCCATCTGATCGTAGGCGAACGACGCCATCCGCAACGCGGCCTCGGCGTCGTCCTGCTTGCGGCTCAGGTTGATCGCACTGTGGTCGCGCACCGTCAGTGCGCGCCACAGCATGAACGCCATCGTCAGCGTCGTGAACCCGATCTGGCGTGCCTTGAGGATGAGGACCCTGTCGTCCGAGATGTAGTGCCGCGCCGTCTCCAGCTGGGCTTCCCGAAGAACCAGTTTGCGCCGCCCCTTGGGGTGGGCGATCCAGACTTCGTTCTCGCAGAACGACTGGAACGCGGCCAGCTGAGCATCGACATCCTCTTCGGCTACGCCTCGGCGGTACTTGCGGATCTTGCGCTCGTAGACGATGTCATCGAACGACAAGCTCACAGGTCACCAGCGTTCACGCGTCGCTCGATCTCCGATTCTAGTGCCCGCTGGTACTCCGCCTCCAGCTGCTCGTCCGTCAACTCGGCCGCGGTCGTCGTAGTGACGACCTCGACCGTCGGACGCCAGCGGTCCACGAACTGCATGTACAGCTGAGCGGCCTTCGTGTCAGGGCGTGTCGCCGTAGCGGCACGGTGCATCGCATCCAGCACCTCCTGGATGCGAGCGGGGTTCACGTTCAACTCGCCCAGGCGCTTGTCCCAGGCCTCGCGGAACTTGAGGTCACCCTTCCACTTGGACAACGTCTTGGGGGCCACGTTGTGGGCAGCGGCGTACTCGGCCTGGTTGGCCCACTCGGTCATCCGAGGGTCCACCAGCCACTCGATGAACTCCAGCTGGTCGGGGCTCAGGATGCCATCGCCCCTCTGTCGTCGAGGCTTGATCGGTTCACTCATCGTGCCACACGGTGCGGACTGTCCCTCGCGCGCGTACTGTTACTAGTACAGTAGGGGGAACCCCACCCTAGGTGGGGTGACCCCCACAGGTACAGGTACAGTTTCCACGACGACAGCCCGAGGCCGACAGGCCGAGGGCCTCTTGTACCGTGCTTTCCTCGCGTAAACACCCCGCAGAACCGTATTATTCCCCGTTTCGGCAGATGTCACCGAGAAAACACGGTTCCGCCGTCGATTGGGACGGATTCCGCGCGCCAGAGCGGGATACGGACCGTAGTTGGGGCCCCACATGCAGTGACCAGGGGTTTCGAGGACCCTCATAGTTGCACATGGACCAAGTACCTAGCGCATACGCACGCCACCCACCCCCCCCCTGGTACCCCCCCCTCCCCCCCCACCACGCGCGCGACTCAATCTACCGCGCACACGCGCGACTTTGATGAGACGCGCAGTAGTAGATCACCCACCACGAGGGGCATCAGCTTGACATAACCCTGGTGTTACCACGAGTAACCCCCCCAAACGGCGATGGCGACACAACACGCGCGCCCGCGGGGACCATTGAACGCGCGCAGTGATTGACCCTGCGGCGCTCGGGGATCTGAAGGTAGGCTCTCGGCGACAGGGGGCTTGACAGCCGTGAGACGGTGTTGGTGTCGAGGAGATCCCCCGACGAACGCACGACACGTCACGACGACGTAGTCGTCACCCGTAAGGAGCACATCATGAGCAAGCTGCAGTTCACCGAAGGTGAGATCATGTTCGACGGTGTCGCCGTAGGCGACCTGGTGGCCGAAGGCCACGACGACTTCTGGACCAGCATCCAGGACGGCGAAGCCGTCTACCTGCCGAGCGAAGCTCGGTACGAGCCGTGGGA